GATGTCTTAGCACTCCCAGCAGACAAGATTAAAACAAGGGCATTAAAAAATGATATTAGCACTCGATCCAGGAACGACGCACAGCGCATTCGTACAATTCGACCACGGAAAGATAGTTGACCACGGTCACTTACCGAATGCAGAAATCCGTCAGATTCTCATCGGTCGCGAATACGACCGTTGCGCCTGCGAGATGATCGCCAGCTACGGCATGGCAGTGGGAGCAAGCACATTCGAGACGTGCGTCTGGATCGGACGCTTCATCGAAGTGGCACGGGTGGACGTTGAATTGATCTTTCGGAAAGATATCAAGCTATTTCTCTGCGGAACGATGCGAGCAAAAGACGCCAACGTGCGCCAAGCATTGCTCGATCTCATCGGGCCGCAGGGAACAAAGAAAACCCCAGGGCCGACTTATGGAATTAAGTCGCACACTTGGGCGGCACTCGCTGTGGCCGTATTCGCAGCACAACAAAAAGGAAAATAGAAAATGAAAATAGAAAATATAACACTAAGAGATTGGTTTGCCGCACAGGCAATTAATGGGTTGATTCATAACAAGATAGAGCTTTCAAAGTATGAATTAGTGTGCGACTCAGAAGATCATATTGCTCGATCATTCGGAACAAATGGAGAAGTAATTTTAGCCATTCCAGATGTTTGCAATTTATGTCCAGATAAAGATGGGTATCAAGAATTAGCTGAGGCAGCTTATGCCTTATCTGATGCAATGTTGTTAGCTAGAAAATAAACATATGAAAGTAACAGAAGAAAAATTAGCAGATTCAATATCTAAATTAGCTGAAGCAATTATTCCATCTGGAATATTACCAGGAACAGATGCTTGTGGTGGAACCGTTGCCTCGCTTTCTGAGGCAATTATGGGAATCACGGCAGGACTGAATGAAATAGCTAATGCTATTTATGTTTTAGGCGAAGTCATTGATAACAATCCCATACAATAACATATGAAAATAACTAAAGGCAAACAACAACGCGCCCAGCGCGTAGTCATCTACGGCGTAGAGAGCGTAGGAAAAAGCACATTCGCGGCCAAGTTCCCGAAGCCGCTATTCTTGGACATCGAGGGCGGCACGTCCCACCTAGACGTTGACCGTTGCGAGATCGGAACGTGGAAGCAACTAACGGACGCATTGGCTGAAGCTAAAGCGACCGATTACAAAACCATAGTGGTAGACTCAGCGGATTGGGCAGAACGTCTGTGCGTTGAAGACCTACTCGCAACCAGCAAGAAAACCAGCATCGAAGACTTCGGCTTCGGCAAGGGCTGGGTCATGGTGGCCGAGCGCATGAGCCGGATGCTGTCATCCATTGATCAACTCATCGACGCCGGCAAGAACGTGGTTCTTATTGCACACTCCAAGATCGTGCGCTTTGAAGCACCAGATGCACTCGCCGCATACGACCGATACGAACTGAAACTAAGCAAGCAAAGCTCGCCGCTCTTGAAAGAGTTCGCGGACGAACTCTGGTTCTTGCGTTTCAAAACCAAGGTATCGACAAGCGACAGCGGCAAGGGGAAGGGCATCGGCGGCAAGGAGCGCATCCTTTTAACAACGCACTCAGCAGCCTACGATGCGAAGACGCGAAGCGGCCTTGCAGAAGAGTTGCCGCTGGAGTGGGTATCGGTCTCGCATCTATTCGAGGCCGTTGCAACTAAACAGCCAGAGCATATCCTTAACGCCAAGAATGTCATCGGATGGCAGGAACGGCTCGCAGAGCATGAAGGCGCGGTGAACCAGTTCCTGCTTGGGCGTGGAGTCCTTACGAGCGAGCAGACTTGGCGCGACTGCGCACCAGAGTATCTGGAGCGCGTTGCGCTTCGCGTGGATCAGTTCGTCAATACGGCTATCGAGTGGAGAAAGGCTAACCAATGAGCAAAGAGATATCACCATCCTCCCTGCCCAAGCTGGCCGAATGCGCTCTTTTCGAGGGCGCAAACGGAACGAGTTCAGCGGCGGAGCGCGGAACGGCAGTCGACGTTGCGATCCGCAACTTGATCTCGGCAGAACATGACGTTGCAATCGTAGGCGAAGACGCCGGAGCGATCACCTATGGAGTAGAGGAACTGACGCGCCTTGCAAAAGGTTCGTTCGTTGAAACACGCGAAGAGTATCTTGCGATGGCAGTCCCTGGACTTAGCAAACTCGGAACAGCGGACGCAGTCTGCAAAGCCGAGAAATGGGTCGCAGATATCAAGACAGGTCAAGTGCGGAATTACCGCGAGCAACTCGCGGCCTACTCATTAGCGTGCATGGAAGATAACTTTGAAATGTCTTGGACTGCTCATGTTATCTACGTCGATCAAAAGTTAATTCGCAGCTACGACTTCACCTACGAAGAAGCCAAGCAAGGCACTCAACGAACAATCGACCGCGCAACAAGCGAGGACGCCAAGCCGACGCCTTGCGAGTATTGCAGCTGGTGCAAGCACTACAATAACTGCAACGCCATTGTGCGGCAGGCTGAGAGCGCGGTCGCGCTAATTCCAGACGTGACAGGCAACAGCATCGATGCAATCCGACAACGCATTCTTGCAACTGCGGAGAGCATGGGAGCATTCGCGAAAGAGTGGAAGCTAGCCGAAAAGGAGATCGCGGAGCCTGTGCTCGGTCATCTAAAAACAAGGCTCGAAAACGGAGACGAAGTCCCCGGATGGAAACTTACAAGCATGAGCGGACGCAAGTTTGTGGAGTGCGGAGCTATCGCTAAGGCCGCACAAGGTATCACAAAGGAGACACTAATACTCGCGATGGGCGGGAAGATGTCAGAAAAGAGTTATACTGAGTTTTGCGCTAACAACGGCGTGGAGCCAGATCAAGACGCAATACAAACCGGAGCGCATTCGCTCCAATTAAGACAGACCAAAGTAAAGTAATTTCCTCGCTTGCTGGAAAGATCCGGCTAGCAGGGGTAAAGGGGGGCAGCGCATCCCAAAAAACGCTGACCAACAAACAACAAAATAGAAAATACAAAATGCCAACATACAAAGCAAGCGAACCAAAACAGGCCGCGATTTATTACGTCGAGCCTGGAACATACGAAGTCGAAATCATCAAGGCCGTTGAGAAGACGAGCCAAGCAGGAAACCCAACGATCAAGCTCGATGTCGCCGTCCTACTTGAAGGCGGAACAACAGGGCCGACGATGTGGGAACACTTAACCTTTACCGCCAAGGCCGGCTGGAAAGTCGACCAAGTGCTGTCGAGCATCGGTCGCGCCGTTATACCAGGCGAAGACGTTAACGTGGAAGCGGAAGACCTTATCGGCGAGAAAGGCGTCTGCGTCATCGGAGTCGAAGCAGGGCAGACCAATCCAGAGCATCAGTTTAATTGCGTCGAGCGTTGGCTTTTCGGAGACGAGAAAGCAAAATGGCTAGGCAACCGGCGCAAGCCAGCGGTCAAGACGGACAATCACATTGTCGCCAAAAGCAACGGATTCGTTGCTCAACCGAAAGACGAAACTGACGATATTCCGTTTTAAGAAATGAACGGAACTCTTACTCTCCGGCTTGTTATTTGCATGAATGAATGTCCTATTGGCCTACGTCTCGAAAGGGGCGATCCGCTGCCGGTTCACCAGCATACATACGACGACTCGCCGGAGGGGAGAGCACTCGCAGAAACCCACCTAGAAAGAATCGAAGACTATGTTCGACGCCATAACAAAAGTAGCAAACCTAGCAAGACAAGTTAAAGATCATATGCTTGATCTTGAAGCTCTAGCAAACTTATTAAACAACCGCATTGAATACTTGAATAACGAAAACGATGAACTCCGAAAAGACAATCAACGACTCCGACAATTCTTGTCAGGACAAGATGAATAGAATGCAACACTGGAAAGGCTATCCGCTCCGGTGCTGGCCTAACCACCAAGACGACTGCTACCGGTGGGATTGGGAGATTCTAATCGACGGAACTTGGCTTGAGGTCGTTACTCAGTCCACGAGATGGATGGAGGACGAGGCCGAGGAGGTGCTGGAAAGGCATTTACGGAAGAAATCAAATGATCCTCTCACCTGACTTCCCTGACCATTACAAGACAAAAATCCTGCTACGCCTAGCCGGTCACGCAGGTGTGTTCAGCCTTCTCAAGTTGTGGTCGCAATGCCAATTCAGAAAATGCGAACGGATAGAAAAGACAGCGGCTATCATCGCGGCGATAGCAGATTGGGAAGGCGACCCAATGCAACTCGAAAATGCGCTCGTAGAAAGCGGCTACGCAAGGCGCGAAGGAGACGCGCTCGTCTTGCACCAATGGCAGGATCAAAACAAGCGTTTATTCTCGAATTACAAAAATGGGAAGAAAGGCGGAAGGCC